ATTGAAAAGAGACATGAGAATATCACCGCCACGAGGAAATGCAGATGGAAGACACGCCCATCAGAACCACCGAGGAGCATCGACAGGCCCTTCAGCAGATCGAACGACTATGGCACGCCGCCCCCGGTTCACCCGACGAAGTCAGACTGGAAAAATTGGTGACCGCAGTGGAGGCTTATGAAGCGCAGAAGTTCAGCGGGTGGGACGAGGAGCAGACCCAAGGCTGACAGCCGCTGTCAGAACTTACTGGTTCGGCAGACCCCGAGTTTAAAGCCAAGGGCTCTGACTGCCGCCAATACCAGTGAAAATGGCGGGTCATTCCCATCACGAAATGCCTCAAGCAATGCAGTATGCTCTATGCCAACTTGCGCGGCTATGCCTTCGGGGCCGCGTGCTCGGATTACGTCACCGATGGCGCCAATGATCACCAGAGCGTCACCATCATCGAAAGCAGCTTCCAAATACGCGTCCTGCTCGACACGCGTCTGAAGATGTTCCTGAATATCCCATTGGGAGATTTCGTGAGGCATATAGCTGCTTTCTTTGATGCGGCCAGCATAACGTTGCTCTGGATGTCATTCCAACGCAACGCCTCTTCCGGCCCTGCTCGATTACGTCCGCTTGCCCGGGATCAGGACCCGCGGCCGTGTGCAGTAATGCAGCGCGTTCATCTGGAACTCGAGGTTCACACCCTTGCCGTTCTGCATCTCCCACTGCTTGCCGTAGAGGCGCTGGCCCGGCGTGTTCACGGTCTCGATGTAATCGGCCGGTGCATAGACCGTGCGGAAGAGACCAGGCACGCCCGAAGGCACGAGGTGGCACTTGTCAGTGTCGATGCCGACGTTCTGGCCGCCGCGGTAGTTCATCCAGGTGATGCCGCCAAACTCGAAGGCGCCGTAAATGCCGGAATTGCCCGAGTTGATATAGGCGTTCCGGAGCGATGCCGCGTCTGCATAGCCCTTGTAAGTTTCGCGGACCTCTTGGTGGGCGATGAGATCATCGAAGAACGCGTCGCCGCAAAGCGCCATGATGCCTGTATAGGGCAGCCCGTCGAGAATGCCTGCCATCTGACGGATGACACCCGCGCATTTCTTGCGGAGTGCGCCATCGGCGGCGCTCGCATTGTCGAGGTCGAAGTCCACCACTGCCTGCTGGTTTTCGCCAAACTCGGTGAAGTAATCGAACAGAACCGAGCCATCAGCATCGAGTAGCTGGCCGGTCTTGAGAATGTTCAGCCGGTGGTATTCCTCGGTCAGTGCAAAGAACTGGCTCGCCTCGGCCGCGCGGTCTGCGATCTTCTGCTGCAGGCGCTCGACGGCAACCTCTTGGCCGAAAGCGCGGACCTGCTGCACCTCGTCGGCATAGATCGCATCATCGACCTGGAAGTGCGGCACCTTCAGCATGCGTACGGCGCGTTTCGATTTATCGAAGGTCTGGCCTGGACCACCGCGCGGGCTCGCGGAGACCAGCATGCGGTTTTGCTCTTTGTCCTTCTCGATTGCGATGTCGAGCGTATCGATGCTGGTGGTCTGGAACAGCCCCATTTGCCCGATGCGGGACGGGGTGTATTTGATCTCACGAAGCGCGTCCGTGAGGCGCATGACGCTGAAGGCGTCCTGACTGAAGATGTTGAGGATCGACATGGGAGGTCCTTTTATTGCGTCGGCGCGCCAGCAACTGGTCGCGCAAGATCACCCTGCGGCCCGAGGCTGCAGGAGATCGCTTTGGTTGAGTGGACGGCGTTTTCGCCTTGCCTTGCAGGCCTCGGCGCGCCACCGTTGCCACATGCAAAAAACGATGGAATATCGCGGGTATCAGGCCGAAGTTTCCGAAGAGGGAGAGCTATTGGTCGGGCACATCTCCGTCATTCGAGACCGGGTTGGTTTCCACGCGGAAAGCTTTGAGGCGTTGCGCGAAGCCTTCAGGGAAGCCGTGGACGATTATCTTGACGTCTGCCAGATTGTCGGTAAGTCACCAGCCAAGCCTGACACATAATCGCAAGACGGGATCAAATTACCGCACGATGATCCCGGCCGTCGCGAGATCAGCTTGGGCAGCTGCCTTTTCCGCCGCCTCATCGCGGTCGGGATGGTAGATCAGGATCTTGCCGTTGACCTCTGCATCCCGCGTGATGGCGGCCACCGCAACATCACTGCCCGTGGCATCGCAGCCGTAGAGCGCGATCGCCACGGCCGTCTGGCTGCCATCGGTCGCGCCGACGGCGCTCGCCAGATATTTGCCGCTGGCGGTGATTTTGCCGAGTACCGAGCCCGGAGCGATGATACCCGCGCCGCTGGCGATGGTGATGTTTTCTCGGGACCGCTGGCCGTTGGCCTCGGTCATCAGGAATTCGCCGGGATGCCGGCCTTCGATGAGAACGGTCATGGACGGTCTCTCCTATTTAGCTGAAGCGCGCATTGGCCTGGGTGATAGCTTTCGCCCACCCGGCCGCATTTCGTTCAGACCGGTTGCGGTGATCGGCCGGGGTTTCGGCCCCGAGTTCAGCCTCTTGCGCAGCTCGGTCAGCGATGGACGTTGCTGCACTGGCCTTCGGCGAAGCGGCCAGAACCTTGGCCGCGTCGGCCGCCGTCATTTCAGTTTCAAGCGCCAACACCAAGGCTTGCGCTTCCCGACCTTCCGTTTCCGGAGCGGTCAGGATGACTTTGATCCGCGCTGTGGCCTCCGCCTTACCGGCAGTAACGCCAGCCACATGGGCCTCCGTCCGCGCGGCTTCGACAGCCGCCTGTAAATCTGCGGGGCTGATGGCAGCGACGTCACTCGCGGGCGCCTCGCTTTGGGGTGTTTTGGTCATAGGTCCTCCCTTTCTCTGGGGGCTTGCCCCGGAGGGCGGTTGCGAGAGCGCGGCGATCACCTCCTCAAGGCTCGCCATGCGATCAGCGAGGCCCTGGGCGATGGCATCGGCGCCAAGATAGGTGCGAGCTTCTGTCGCCCGGATAGCCTCAGAACTGATCCGACCGGCGCGCCCTTCGGCCACGAGACCGACGAACTGGTCGTAGATTTTCAGGACCTCGGCCTGCAGGTCTGCGCGTACGGCGTCTGACAGCGGCCCAAACGGGTGGCCGTCGACCTTGTGGGCACCAGCATGGATCAGCGTTGGCTTCACGCCGCGATCCTCAAGCTCGCCTGAGCGATCGAGATGGGTCAGCACCACACCGATCGAGCCGACCATCGAGGTGGGCGAGACGATGATTTCCGAGGCCGCACTGGCGATGCCATAGGCGGCCGACGCTGCGACATCATTTACAAAGGCCACGACAGGTTTGGTCTTGTTGACGGCACTGACCAGCTTGGCCGTGGCAAACATGCCCGTGGCCTCGCCGCCAGGGCTGTCGATATCCAAGAGGATTGCCCGCACATCCGGGTCGGCTTCCGCCTCGCGCAACTGTGCTGCAATCCCCTCATAGGACACGAGGCCCGAACTGGCGCCGATCCAGGCACCACGGTTCACCAAGCTGCCGACGATCGGCAGGATGGCGACGCCGTTTTCGAGGCGCATCGTGCTGAAGTTGCCATTGTCGCGGCGGTAGCTGCCCACGAAGCGGTTCGCCTGTGGGTCCAGCGCCGACAATGGCTCGATCCCGATCCGCCCCTGCAGCACGTGCAGGATCAGATCAGCCTTGTCTGGATGCAGAAGCAGCGGCCGGTTAAGAACGCGTCCTGCGATCTGTGCGAGAGACGGACCTGCCGCGGCTCGTTTTATATCGGGCGGTTCCGTCACCTCACCCCTCCTGTACCAAGTGCAAAGCGCCGCGGACCGCGGCCCTGCAGCTGGGCGCATTGTTCCTCAAAGCAGCGAATGACCGCCAAAAGCCGGTCGGGATGCGCCCGGTGATAGGTCACCGACCGTTCCACCCCGTTTGATCCCGCCCGGAACCGCACCTCCATGGCGCCTTCGCCCGCCACCAGACGCACATAGACCTGGCGAAGGCTGGCAGCGGCAGCGCAAGGATCCGCTTCATCGATGCTGATCGTCATGCCTTGGCCTCATCGCCCGTGTTGTCCTGTTCATCTGAGGCCGCCGTCGGGCCACCACCCTGCGCCCCCATCATCTGCGGCTCGGGCAGCCCGTACTCGGCACGAAGTGCTCGTTCTTGGGCCAGTTGCTGATAGACATCGTCCACATCCGCCCCGAGATCGGTGCAGATCATCGCGTCCGACATCACGCCGAGCCGCTTCCAGACCTCATGCGCCTTGGCCTTCTTCAGATCATCCGCCTGTGGTCGCGGATCACCGCGCCATTCCGCGCGGCACGCCGCCGTGCGATTGGCCAAGAACCCGGCAATGCCACCGGGAAACGGCAGGCTTCCCGCCTCGATCTCTTCTTCAAGCCAGGCCTCGTAGATCGGCTGGCAGAACGGCGCCATGATATTGCGCCGCCGCGCCTTGGTGATGGCAAAGATCTCCGTCGTTGCCGCTTGCAGCGACGAATAGGTCGCCCCCACATTGTCACCCGTGGCGCTTTCATAGGTCAGCCCCAGGCACCGCGCGAGTTCACGCAGCAGGTGCATCGAGAAGGCGGCATAGTCCGAAGACGGGTGGTTCGAGGTGTGGAACGTCAGCTCCTGGCCCGGGAAGAGGTGGGCCAAGCGGCCGTTGATGCCCACATCCAGCGTGCTGCCATCATAATAGCCCGCCACCATTTCGATATAGGCCTCCATCGGCGAGATGCCCTGGGCCAGCATCTGCGCCTGTTCCTGCGGCGTCAGCAGACCCTGCAGCACCTGTTCCGTCGGCTCATCCGAGGTGATGGTCACCGCAAACAGCGTCTGCACGATCGCCGCCATCAGCGTGGCATCCGCCAGCTGATCGAATTGCCGCGCGACCTGCAGCGCCGGTACCAGAGGCGAGATGCCCCGATGCGTGCCTGGCGCCCCTTCGAAGATGTGGATCACGCGAGGCCGGCCCGCAGCATCGCGGGCGCGGACGTCATATTCGACGTCGTGTTGGAACAGGTCCTTGCGGATCGCGCGGTAGCCCACGGGCATGCCATCGGCATCCGTATAGATCCCGTTGATCAGCCGCCGCATGCTTTCGGTCTTGCGCGACAGGCGTTGCGGCGGAAGCAGACGCACCTTGGTGCCGTAGCGGTTCCACGGCCGCTTGCGCCAAGGCAGTTCGGCAAGGATTTCGCCGGTGACCAGCCAGGAACGGAAGGCGGCTGCCTGCATCTGCCCAAAGGTCCGCAAACCCTGAATATCGCATTCCTGGGCGTTGCGCGCCCAAAGCTCGAAGCGCCGCTCCACCGTCTTGGCCCAGTCTGACGCCTCTACAGGCGTCATGCCGAAGGTCTCGTTCTCTGGCAGCGCCTTCAGCTGCAGGCCTGTGCCCACCGTATTGGCGACACATTGCTCCAGCGCACCGGCCAGCCAGCCGCTGTTGTGCAGAAGGTCATTGACCCTTGCCGCCGCGTCATCCCAGGCCTCACCGATATCATCCTGCGCCTCGCGCAGCGCCGGTTTCCAACCGGCGAAGGTCACGCCCCGCCCGCCGCGCATGTATTTGCCGGAGGGTCTGGGGAGGCTCATCCCCTCCGGCCCAGCCGCCGGAGGCAGCGCCTCAGCCAGCAGGTCTTTCAACTTTGCGATCACGGACATGTGCGTTATCCATTCAGCCTGCTGCCATGGCGGGCAAACCGCCCGCGCAGAGCGCCGCTGCGACTGCTGCCTGGGAAGGAGCGCGATGCCGGCGGCGGCGCCTTTGATGTCTCAGGCTCAGGTGCTGTCACCCAGGTTGGGTCATGCCCGTCGGGCACTGCGGCCTCCAGAGTGGTCTGTCGTTCGATCCCCTCCGGGATGCGCTGGACGTTCAGCGTGTATCCGATGGCCGCACAGAGCGCCTCGCAGTCCAGAAAGTGGTTGTTGCGCGACCGTTTCACCCAGATGGGCTTGCCCTCGACCACGACCCGCACCTCCGAGGTCAGCTGCTTGCAGTAATCCTCCGAGACCGCTTCATGGACATGAAACGCCCCCGGCTGATCGGCCGGCGTGCGGATGCGCGACATCACCAGCGATTTAAAGAAGTCGGTCGAGAGCGTCACGAGGTCGATCGAATAGAGCGCCTTCTTGCCATCGGGCTTCACCTCGATCTTAGACACCCGATAGGGCGGGCTCTGGACGTCCTTGCCCTTCGTCGGGGCGCAGAGCCAGCTGTAGCGCCGGCAGAACTCGTAGACCTTGTGCTCGTTGCCAAGCTCCGGCTTGTCCGGCCGGAAGCCGGAGTCCACGAACACCTTCTCGATCTGCATGCCGCCCACCGGCGTCAGCATCAGGTCCGCAAGAGCCGACCAGACGTCGTCATCCTCCGTTGGGCCGTAAAGCTGGCCGTTGTCGATGAGCCAGGACGTGCCCCGCGCCCCAAAAGCCCGGATCACATAGACCAGGCTGAACTTCTGGACGTCGACGCCCATGACCAGCCGCAATCCGCCCGCGGGCACATCGCCCGGCCGGTAGGGCTGGCGGCGTTCCATGATTTCCTGCCAGTCGGGCACATCGCCCGAGGCGGTCATGGCGTAGCATTCGCCAAAGCCCGCATTCATCGCCGTCTGGATCCGGTCGTGATCGCCCGATCCAAGTGCGGTGAGGTAAGTCTCCGCCCGCTGACCCCAGCTCACGAAGGGCGAGCAGAGCCCCGAGGTCCACATCGACAGCGTGGCGCTCTCCGCCGGTGCGCCGGTGACATGCGGGCCATCGTCTTTCAGTTCAACCTGCTGTCCCGGCGCGACCATCGCGCCGTGCGCATTCATCCAACCCTTATCGGCCTCGCTATGCTGGCCGCCGCAGCGTGGACATTCCAGTGTCGCGGCCTGCTTGGCCTGCGCCGGCGTCGCGCGCTCGGGCCAGCGCAGCTGCTTGAAGCGCGGGATGAAGTATTCGTAGCAGTGTCGGCAGGGCCAGACCCAGTGATGCCGCGTACCTTCCTGCCAGAGCTTCCAGATTGGGCTTTCGAGATCCTCCGGCGCCGAGCGCGCCCAGAACTCGAGGCCACTCGATACGTCCGGTTCGATTTCCACGAGGCCCCGCGCCGGTGTGCTGGTGATTGCCGTCACAAAATCGGCATAGGTTTCGCCCCGCGCCTCGACGAGGCCCAGAACATCCCCTTGGCCTTTCACATTGGCCATCATCTCATCGTATTCGTCGATCAGCGCCAAGGCGGCGGGGTCGGATTTCAGGGCTGTGGAGGAGCCCGCATGCGCGAGGCGCAACCGAACGCCGGCCACATGTTTCAGCGTTTTCTTCATCCGGCGGCCGCGCACAACCTTGTTTGCCAGCGTGTCGGCCTCATCAAGAAGTGCCATCAGCCGCGGTTCGAACTGGTCGGTCAGAAACTCCTTCGTCGGTCCCACATAGAGGATTGGTGCCGGGCGCTGATCGAGCCTTGCGCCGATAATGTCCAGCATGCTGTCGGTCTTGCCCGACTGCGCCGAAGTCACCGCCACCACCCGGCGATAGCCGCCGCGATGCACAGCGGCCGACCATGGGATCATGTAAGGCGTGAGCCCCGGATCACGGGGGCCGGGAATGCCGGCAGTTTCTGGATAAATCCGGTGTGCGGCCGCCCAAGGGGCCGGGTCACGTTTCTCGCTCGGCCTCCAGATCGCCGCTGCCAGCGACCAGAGCTGCGCCTGCTTTGTCGGCCGCCCCTGCAATACGTTCAAGCGCGCCATCGATCACCTCTTCGAGCGCGCGCCGCGCCTCCATATCGCGCGTGTAGCGCGCCGCGAGACCGACAAGCTCTGCCCGCACCAGCGCCGCCATCTCGCCCACCACGGCCTTTGCATCCTCCATCGGGATCAACTCCCGGCTGCGTTCCTGGATTCTGAGTTCAATTTCACGCGTGCGCGCTTCCGTGGCCCGGCTGGCCACCGCGGCCTTATTGTTCTTTGAAAGCTGGTCTTCGTAATAGGCGAGTGCCCCGCGAATGACGCCGACCAGCGTGTATTCCCCGCGCTGTGCCCGATCCATGTAGCCCGATTTGACCAGCCCCTGGACCCAGCGGTCCGAGCGACCCAGCAGGGCCGCGGCTTGAGAGACCGTAATGGTTTGGCCGCGCGTACGAGGTTCAGACATCAAGCTGCCTCCTGTTCAATACGGGAGGACAGTTGCTCTTCCCGTTATTATCGGCGGAACCGGCGGATCAGACCGGGCGCTGCCGCATAACTCGCAAAGAACAGCACCCCGAAGATCACAACGGCCAGAAACGCATTCTGATTTTGGTTCCACAGCAGCACACCCGCGATTGGCGGTGCGATGACGAAGGGCAACAAGACCAGTGTCGTGAGCGGGTTTGCAATTTGACGCCGGTTTCGGCCGAGGATGCATATTTCCAGTGCGCGCATCACCATTTGATGCACATGCAACCGATCCGGGGCCGAAACGTCCTTGTTTCTGCGAGACCTCCGATAGATCGCCAGCAGCGTATCAGCCACAGGCCAATACATCGTGAGCAAAATGGCCCAGGGCGAGACATCAGGCGCATTGAGCAGAACCGCTATTCCGAACCAACTCAGCACAAATCCGATGGTGTATGCCCCAGCATCGCCGAGGAAGATCAGACCAAAGGGATAGTTCACGAGGAAGAACCCGAATATCCCTGCGGCAACCATCATCGCGAGGTGGACCATCGTGGCGTAGCCTGCCAGCTCCGCGATTTGGCTCAGGGCCATGGCTGCTGCGATAGCCGTCATAGACGCGAGGCCGTTCACCCCATCAATTAGGTTGAAGCCGTTTGCGATACCTGCCGTCACCAGAAGGGTAAGCGGAACGCCGACCGCCCAGTGCGCTACCAGCAGGTCTAGCCCAGGGATTCCGGCACGTGGCAGCCAAACGCCCAAGAGCCAGATCGCCAGCAAACTCGCGCCCATGGCAGACAACATCCGCCGTCGAGGCGACATGTGGAACCCAAGGTCCTCTGCCAGCCCCACAACAAAGAGGAGCGAGGTCGCAAGAACGAAATTGGCATACGGCCCAGAAATTGAAACGGGAGCAAAGATCACGCTCAGACCCAGTGCACCAAAGATCGCCACGCCCCCAACACGTGGGGTGAGCCGCGTGTGCATGGACTGAACCGCCCGCAAGTCATCCGTACGCCCGCTCAGGCGCGGAAACCGAGAGCGCAGCAAAACAACCACAGCACAAATCACAAACGCAAGCGCGGCCAAAACAAACTCGTGCCATTCGAAATGCAACATGGCGTTGTGAACCAAGGGCGGCCCCAATCAAAGATTTGAGATAAGTCTCAGGATGATATGGAGCCTAATAGGCCAATCGGCCCAATATCGCCAACACCGTAAAGCAACGAGGTGCTTCTACCCCCCCCCCCGTTACATTTTTGCAACACGGCAAGGCGCGATCTGCCGTTGGCGCCTTGTCATAGCCTACAGCGGTTGAACAGCCGACGCAGAGCATAACCACGGATCAATGATACGGCTGTAAAGATCAGCCCAAGACCGAGGTTCTCGACCACGCCGACGCGCAGGCCAAAGGTCGGAAACACAGCGAACTGCGTGGCAACCGCCAACGCGTAGCCCACCACCGTGTTGGTCGCGGCCTCAATCAGCGACCCGCGTCTTGATTGCGCCATGATCCCCTCTAAGGCAATGTAATTGCTACGATTATAGTGGATATACTGGATCTTCAGAGCGAAGATTCCTTGACGCAAACGACGCACTCCAAGGACCTCGCCCATGACCATCGCCGAACGCTACAACGCCGCCGCCGCAAAACTTTTGCCGCATATGGCTGCCGACCTGGAGGTCGACCCTGCCATCACCGACGCCAACCACATCGACGAGATTGTCTTTCGCCGCAGCGAATTCCTCGGCGGCATGGCCATCGCGATCCTCGCCATGATCGACCAGCAGAACTGAGGGACCCAAACATGAGTGCCATTACCACCATCCGCATTTACCACGACACGCTGCCCGCGCATTTCGATCGTTCACGGCCGGATGCTGTTGCGGAGGCCATCCAGACAGCACTGCGCGAAGATGGGGTCGCCGCTCAAGCCTCCGACGTTTTCTCGCATCTGAAGATTGAACTGCCCACAAACCAGTTGGTCGAGGCAAGCCGCGTTTTAGCCGAACTTCATCTCATTTGACGGAAAACACTGATGAGCACCCGCGCACAGATCGCGATCGAGACTGGGCCCGATGAATGGGCCCATGTTTACTGCCATTACGACGGCTACCCAGAGCACATGTTGCCCGCGCTGGCGCCTTGGACGCCCGAGGACATCCTCGCCGCTCGCGAAATCCGACAGGTTCGTGCCGACGCGCTGGACTGTTTCGATCCGCCGCGCGCGCCCCGCATCCTGCCGCGCCCGACATGCGAGCTCTCGCATCTCTACATCTGGCAAGACAGCGGCTGGGTCGATTTTACGGACCGCGCCGAATGATCCAATAGCAATAATAGAACACTGATTTTGCTACACTTTCCGACGCGATCGAGCGACTCTGACCTCACAGAACGAGACGCAACTCAGCCCACGGAGAACAAAATGACCAACCCCGCCGCCCCCCTGATCGCCGACTTTCGCACCCGCGCAGATGAGATTGACCGCCTGCTGGCCCCAACTGGCTGCGCCACGATCGCCTCGCACAACTGGATCGTCATCGACGATTTCGGGCCGCTGACCTTCACCTTGACGCCCGAGGGCAAGAAGCACCGCGCGATCTGCACCGGGCATGGCAGCGCACACAAGGTCAATCGCTTCACCCGCGAGGACGCTGAGCGCCTTGCCATAGCCTGCAATGCCCGCGCGGTTTTCTGGGCCGATGCTGCGCGCGAAGAGGCCACAACACTGCGGCAGCACATCGCCACGCTGGAAGCGGCAACAGCGGCCTGAGCTAAGGAAAAACCAATGATCAATGCCGCCACTCTTCCCAGCCGCAACACCGATCACGGGTTCTTCGGAACCCTGACCACCTGCCCGGAGCGCGACAGGCGCACGAGCGAGGTCTGGATCCTCGCCAGCCGCCTGATCGCCCAAGCCGTCAACGCCACCTCCGAGGAGGAGATGATCGGCATCCGCGACTTCCTTGATAGCCGATCGGGGCGACATTTCGCGGACGAGGTGGTAGGCGCGCTCCAGTGCGGTGCGCCGGATTGCGAAGCCGCCATCGCCGCCGCTATAGCCAAATGGCAGGACTGGCGCATCACCCGCGCAACAGAGCGCAGCGACGGAATTCCCGCTGGCCTGCCTTACCTCACGGGCTGGGTTCAGCATTTCGTGGTCACCGCCAGCATGGAAGAGCAGCACTGAACCAGCGCCGAACCGACCCAGCCCGCCCGCGTGGCGGGCTTTCGGCAGTATAAGGCGTCGCATGCTGCCGCGCCGAACTGCCGGAGAAGACCATGGCCAAGGCCGCAAAGACCACGAAACCCGAGACGCTTGCAGAGGAAAAAGCCGAGGCCCCCAAGGTCCAGAGGGTCACCAAACAACAGATCATGATCGACATGCTGTCGCGCCCGGAAGGCGCCACCATCGAAGAGCTAGTCGAGGCGACCGGCTGGCTTTCACATACCTGCAGAGGCGCCATGTCCGGCGCGCTTAAGAAAAAGCTGGGGCTGACCATCACCTCCGAAAAAGTGGATCAGCGCGGGCGGGTCTATCGGTTAACGTGAGCACCAGCCCACTGCCGTTCCGCAATCCACCGCTCAATAATGAAAGCGCAGCTGTGCGATTTCCAAGCTTTGGTGATCGCCCGAGCCACTGACGCGGTAGACCATCCGATCTTGATGCGAAATCCTGCGCGACCACCAACCAGAGAGGTCACCCCGCAACGGTTCAGGTTTACCGACACCCTTGAACGGTGTGCGTTGGCATTGCTTGATCAGTTCATTGATCCGATCACGAACCTTGGGATTATTGTCAGCCCAATAAAGATAATCTTCCCAAGCCTCGTCAGAAAAAATCAGTTTCAATCCAGCAGCTCGCGCGTTTGCCCACCATCACCATCAAGCTGGGCGATAGCCGACCGCAAGCGGGATGCATTGCGCGGGTTTGAAAGCAAATGAAGCGTTTCGTTGAT